TTATTGCATTAACGAAAAACACTACGCCAAATGGGAACGAGGTCGTGATAAGCCTGATTGGTGGACTACACAACACAAGGAGGTTGCATGACAACTGCTTTCGTAAAAGATTTAGCAAGGGGCAAATTAATTGAGGAGACTATTCTAAATTTAATTAAAAAGAAATATCCCTGTGCTGTTTTAATTGATGGAAGTTTTAAGGATTATGATTTGTTTATTCCTGAAACAAATAAGACTGTTGAAATTAAAGGAGATTATAAAAGTTGTGAGACAGGAAATATTATAATTGAATTGAGGATGTTTGGTAAACCTTCTGCATTACTTACTACTAAAGCAGATTACTGGATTATATATACAGGTCAAGAGTTCTTATGGACAACACCTATAAAAATTATAGAATGTATTATTGTTAATAATATTAGCTCTAGAGAGTTGCTTGGGTTTGGAGATAGTGAAACAAAAATCGCATGTCTTATTCCTATCAATACGTTTAAACAATATTGCTTTAGAGTAGACAATCAAATAAAGGGAGATGAAATATGAAACTAAGACTACTAGAAAACGCTAGACTACACCTACGAGGAAACATTGCCAAGCATGTTGCTAATGTAGAGGTATTACTAGAACAACCAACAGGAGTTGCAGAACATCCTGATATCATTGAAACGATTGAAAAAGAATTAGCATTCATAGCTGAGTATGATGATAAGCTAGAGATGCTTACTAAATATTTTTAAAAAGTGCTTGACTTTGAATACAGTCGGTGGTATAATACGCACTTATTAAATGAATTACTTAGCTGAAAGAGAACAATTTCTTACTCAAGAATTATCGAGAGATGAGTTTCGCAGATTTGTAGACTACATGAATGCCAATGAATTTCGTGTTGGTTATATGGTAGAAAAATTAGATGAAACTTTTAAGGTGAGGCTAGATGATTCCCCAGTTGTCAATTGGTTTGACATATTGGAGGCTATAGTAATTGATGATTAGGTGTATCATGGGAATGCCCTCACTAAACAATACCTTCCTTTAACTCATGGTATCCGGCACTAGGTCGGGCAAGTTTTCGGTCTTGTGCCACCAAAACCGAATCACATTTGGAGGGCAAATGGAATTTTATTTTAAATCAGAAACACTAAACCAAGATGTCCAATGGATTTGGACGGACATGGAAAAGGCTTATTGGCAAACTTGGATACCCAAGAAGTCGAATCTAAAAATCTTATCCAAGCTATCTAAAGATGAAATGCAAATTGCAAAAGACGAGTTATGGGATAACTTGCAAGACAGCATTCAATACGTTAGAGATCAAATTAATTTTAAAAAGAGACAGAAAAGACTTGCAAAGAAGTCTTAACTGTGGTATAATCTATGCACTTAATAACTCAATACGGAGGAAAATATGTTTGAGTATGTAAAAGGCAAGGCTATGTGGGCTAACATCACATCGCCTAATACGAGGTTTCAACCTCACAAATATGGTTTGACAGTTCTTACTGATCAAGAGACTGCCGATAAGCTAGAAGGTTTAGGGTTGTCTCAAGTCAGAGCAAGAACCGGAGAACTTAAATACGAAGAACCTGCTTTTACTTTTTCAAGGAGAGCAGAGAGAAACGATGGTACTTCTAACGATGCACCTAAACTTCTTGACTCTGATGGTAACGCATTGGATTCATTAGTTGGTAATGGTTCAGAGGTTACTGTTAAAATTAAACCTTATAAGAATAACTACGGTAGCTTTGCTGAGTTGATTGCTGTAAAGGTAGACAACTTGGTTGAGTATTCCGAGGCTGATTCTGATAACGAGGAGTTTTAATGATTGTCACAATTAAAAATGATGATGGTGAAACTCTTTTTGACATCACTAAAATTGGTGATGAATTAAAAAGACAAGAAGCCGGAGTCATAGTACAAAAAGTAGGTACGCTTGGTACCACCATCGAAGCCCTTGACTTTGCATCAAGAACTCATAGAGCTAACTTAGAAAAGCTTCTTGAGACTTGTGATGAAGCAAAGGTAGAACCCAAGACTCCTGAAGAGGAATCTTAATTAATGGAGAGGGCTAACATGGACGATAAAACTTGGGATAAGGTACATCAACCTTGTCCTATGTGTGGCAGTAGTGATGCTGTCGGTGTTAATAAAGATGGTTCAGCAAAGTGTTTTAGCTGTGGTGAATTTATCTTTGATTACGAAGGAGCATGTAGAGGAAAGGATATGAAAACAAATAATCAACCTGAAATTAAAACACCTGATACCGTAGGTGAAGGAAGCTATATTGCTTTAACTGATAGAGGTATTTCTAAGGAAACTGCACAGAAGTACGGAGTTAAAGCGGTACAGAATCTAAAGGGAGAAGTTATCAAACACTTCTACCCTTACTACAACGGACACGAGTTAGGTGCAACCAAGATCAGAAACAGTGTCACCAAAGACTTCTTTATTCAAGGAGGCTATAATGGTACTGGATTATTTGGTCAACAACTTTTCAAGAGTGGTAAGTATATTACTATCACTGAAGGAGAGTGCGATGCAATGGCAGCTTATGAACTACTAGGTAGTAAGTGGGCTGTTGTTTCTATCAAACGTGGTGCTCAAGGAGCAGTCACGGACATCAAGGAAAGTTTAGAGTTCTTTGACGACTTTGAAAACGTTATCATTGCTTTTGATAACGACAAGGCAGGGAAAGATGCAGCGGTTAAAGTTGCAAGATTATTCAAGCCCGGCAAAGCAAAGGTACTCAGCTTTCCTAACGGATGGAAAGATGCTAACGATATGCTCAAGAGCAACAAGCATAAAGAGTTTGTTGAAGCTTGGTGGTCTGCAAAAGTCTATACACCTTCCGGTGTTATCAACATCACGGAGCAACGTGCTAAGTTCCATGACAGAGAGAAGAAAGAATCAGTTCCTTATCCTTACGAGGGATTGAACAAGAAACTTTATGGCATGAGACAGGGTGAGTTGGTGACATTGACAGGCGGTACAGGTCTTGGTAAGTCAAGTGTGACTAGAGAGATAGAACATTGGCTTATCAAAGAAACCACAGACAACGTTGGTATCATAGCACTTGAAGAAGATTGGAGAAGAACTGTTGATGGTATTCTTTCTATTGAAGCTAACGCTAGATTATATATCGATCACATCAGAGAAAACTTTTCAACGGAAGAGTTGGATAAGTTCTTTGATATTTTGTATGATGGTGATAATAAAAACAGAGTATGGATTCATTCACACTTTGGCACCAACGACATTGATGATATCTTTAGTAAGCTACGCTTTATGATTATCGGTTGCGATTGCAAGTGGGTGGTTGTTGATCACTTACACATGTTAGTCTCAGCAGTTAGTGAAGGTGACGAGAGACGAGCCATTGACAATATTATGACAAGGCTTCGTAGTATCGTAGAAGAAACAGGAGCAGGAATAATCTTAGTATCTCATTTGAGACGTGTCGATGGAAACAAAGGACACGAAAACGGTATTGAGGTTAGTCTCTCTCACCTACGTGGGTCCAACAGTATTGCTCAGTTATCTGATTGTGTTATTGCACTGGAAAGAAATCAGCAATCTGACGACCCTGATGAAGCAAGGACAACGAGAATGCGTGTATTGAAATCAAGATACACAGGAGACGTTGGTATGGCATGTCGTGTGATATACGATGGAGACACAGGCAGACTTCACGAACTGTCTGATGCCGATATAACAATTGATGATAATGCAGGAGAAGCATTTTAATGGATTTAGTATTTGATATTGAGACAGATGATCTTAATGCTACCAAGGTTTGGTGTATCGTTGCACAGAACCCTGACACTGGAGAAATATTTAAGTTCCCTCCTAACAAACTAGAAGAGGGATACCAGTTTCTAACTACAGCAGATCGACTCATTGGACATAACATTGTAGGATTTGATATTCCTATGGTGCAAAAGTTTGGTGGAGTTGATTTATCAAAGAAAGATATTATTGATACGCTTGTTCTATCACGATTGTTTAATCCAACACGTGAAGGTGGACACAGTCTTGAGAACTGGGGATACAAACTTAACTATAAAAAGATTGAGTTTGAGGAGTACACAGAGTACTCGCCTCAGATGCTTGAGTACTGTGTCCGAGACGTACAGTTAAATACATTAGTATTTCGTGAGCTTCGTAAAGAGTCCACAGGATTTTCAAAAGAATGTATTGCCCTTGAACACGAGACTGCACGTGTTATCAAACAACAAGAGACCAATGGTTTTAAGTTTGATTCCATGTCAGCAGAACTTTTACTTGCTGAACTACGTGAGAAGATGACAGCGATTGAAGACGAGGTACACAGAACTTTCAAACCTAAATGGGTTGATGATAAGTTGGTTACACCTTACATCAAGAAAGATGGTACACTTTCCAAACGTGGACTGACGGATGAAGAGTATGATAGATGTATTGCACAAAATAATTTTGAACCTTTCATGCGACAAACTTTACAAGAGTTTAATCTTGGTAGTCGTAAACAGATTGGAGAATACCTTACAGATTTTGGTTGGAAGCCTGATAGATTTACACCTACAGGACAACCTATCGTAGATGAAAAAACATTATCAGAGATAACTCATATACATGAAGCTAAACTCATTGCTGATTTTCTTATGTTCCAAAAACGTATTGCTCAAGTAACCTCATGGGTTGAAGCAGTTAAAGAGGATGGACGTGTACATGGATTTGTAATCCCTAACGGTACCATTACCGGAAGAATGACACACAGAAATCCTAACATGGCACAAGTGCCCTCAGTTAATAATCCGTATGGTAAGGAATGTCGGTCTTGCTGGACGGTTGATGAGGGTAACGTGCTTGTTGGTGTTGATGCCAGTGGTCTAGAGATTAGAATGTTGGCACACTATATGGATGATGAAGAATTTACAAAGGAGATATTGGATGGAGATATACACACAGCTAATCAAAGAGCTGCACAACTTGAATCAAGAAATCAGGCGAAGACATTCATCTATGCCCTCATGTACGGAGCAGGAGATGAAAAGCTTGGCAAAGTGGTTGGAGGAAATACAAAAGATGGTCGCAGAGCTAGAGAACATTTCTTCGATAATAAACCTTCATTTAAATCTCTTAGAGACAGAGTTCAAAGAGCAGCAAATAAAAAATTCCTCAAAGGTTTAGATGGTAGAAAGCTTTACATCAGAAACAATCATGCTGCACTGAATACTTTATTGCAGGGTGCAGGTGCTATTGTTATGAAGAAAGCATTGGTCATACTTGCCAATCGTTTAGAACTTAGTATGACACCTTTCAAGTTTGTCGCCAACATCCACGATGAGTGGCAAATAGAAGTAACCGAATGCCGAGCCAATAAGGTTGGTACTTTAGCAGTACAAAGTATTATTGATGCCGGTAATCATTTTAATCTTAGATGTCCGCTTGATGGAGAGTTTAAGATAGGGAGGAACTGGAGTGAAACACACTAATCAACAAAGTTTATTTCCCGACGATCACGAGGAACTGTTTTTTGAAGATGGTAAGATATGTATTAAATGTGATAAGAAACTTCCGCTTACTGCATTCAGCCCTGCATCAGGAGGAAACTTTTTAAGACCGGAATGTAAATCTTGTAACAATCATCTTAGCAAAGCTAGAAAATTATTAAAAGAAAAATATGGAATGCCACAAGAAGATGACTATACTTGTCCAATATGTCTTGGAACAGCAGATAAAGTAAATGGATTAGGTGGTAAAAAATTAGGAGCTTGGGTTATCGATCATTGCCATGAGACAGAATCCTTTAGGGGTTGGTTATGTCATACTTGTAATAGATGTCTAGGCGGGTTCAAAGATAGCACTGATATTTTACAAAGAGCTATACAATATTTAAAAAAGCATGAAGAAAAAAACAAAAACTATTGACACTTTAGTCCAAGACATATATAATAAAATTAGTGTACTTGGAAAAGGTGAGCACATTGATCTAGACAAGGACACAATTGAACAGTTTGGAGAATCCATGAAAGAGATTCTCTATAAGTGGTCACACCCTGAACCACGTGGCAACGCCAAACTCCGTATGTCTAACATAGGTAGGAAGTCACGTCAACTGTGGTTCGATACAAGAGCAGAGGACACTCAATCAGAGAACATACCTGCTCATGTCTTTATAAAATTTCTCTACGGGCATTTGCTTGAGGAGATTGTTTTGTTTCTGATAAGACTGTCCGGTCATACAGTAACTAACGAACAAAAAGAAGTTAAAGTCAATGGCATCAAAGGTCACATGGATTGTGTGATTGATGGTGAAGTTGTCGATATTAAAACTGCATCAAGTTATGCCTTCAAAAAATTTAAAGATGGCACACTAGCAGAACAAGATACGTTTGGTTATCTTGCACAATTAGCAGGATACGAAGCAGCAGAGGGTACCAATAACGGTGGATTCTTAGCACTTAATAAAGAGTCGGGTGAGCTAACGCTTTACAGACCTGATGATTTTGATAAACCAAATATTAAGAAAAGAATTACTGAGATTAAAAAGCTTGTAAAGCTTGACACACCACCTGAACTTTGTTATAATCCTATACCTGATGGTAAGTCAGGCAACATGAAACTACCACGTGAGTGTACGTATTGTAGGCATAAGTTTGAATGCCACAAAGATGCCAACGAGGGTAAAGGATTAAGAGTATTTAAATATTCTGATGGATTCAGATATTTAGTACAGACCCCAAACGAACCAAAGGTTATAGAGGTTACAGATGAATGGACGAAAAGCTAAAAAGCTAAGAAGAAGAAGTGAAGAACTTCTAATTGATTGGTTAAGGACTATGGTTCCGGAAGGCGAGGATACTTCAAAGATTAATAAAAATAATCTACAAGAATTTTTACCTGAACAAACCCATGTATTTGCAAACAATAAATATTTATTAAGTGCATACAGTTTACGTTGGTTTTACAAACAAGTAAAAAAGAATCCTGATTTTAAAATTTAATGCCGAGAAGAAAACCAAGAAAGGTAAGACCAAAAGATATCAAAGCACCGAAAGGCTATGATAGTTTATGGGAATACAATTTACATCAAGACTTTCTCAAAGACTGGAAACATCATTGGGATACTATTGAGTATGTTGTTAAACATAAATACGAAGCTGACTTTGTAAGAGAGTTTAACGGTAAGGTAATTCTGATCGAGGCTAAAGGTAGATTTTGGGATTATGCAGAGTATAGTAAATACATACATATACGAGATGCTTTACCTGACAACTATGAATTAGTATTTGTTTTTCAAAAACCTTACTCACCTATGCCGGGAGCTAAGATGAGAAAAGATAAAACAAAAAGAACCCATGCTGAGTGGGCAGAGACGAACAACTTTACTTGGTACAGTGAAGAAACATTACCGGAGGAATGGAAGAGTGAGCAGTAAAATTAATTATAAATTTAATGAAGATAAACTTATTAAGGAACTTACAGATTATATTAATAATACTTACGGTGAACACTATGCATCAGATAAGTATCAAGCAACGGATGTTATCATTGATAGTGGACATGGTGAGGGCTTTGCGATGGGTAATATAATGAAGTATGCTAAACGCTATGGAAACAAAGACGGTAAAAACAGAAAAGACTTGATGAAGATATTACATTATGGTATAATAATGCTTCATATACACGATGATGAAGTAAAAAGATTTTTTAGAACAGGAGACTAAGTTGGTAGAAGATAAGGTTGGACCTAAAGAATATTTAGGTATAAAAATAAATTACAATAAAGAAAAACTGTTAGACAAGTTTAGTCTTGATACATTAAAAGATAGATATTTTTCAGAAGGAGAAACCCATGCCCAAGAAGCATTCGCAAGAGCCTCCGTCTTCGGAGCAACCTACAAAGGACTCACTGATTTTAAACTTGCTCAGAGACTTTATGACTATAGCTCCGATTGTTGGTTTATGTTCAGCACTCCTATTCTTAGCAACGGAGGAACCAGTCGTGGGCTTCCTATCAGCTGCTTTCTTAATTATGTACCTGACAGTCGTCATGGCTTATCTGCTCACTATGATGAGAATATATGGTTGGCGAGTTCAGGTGGAGGTATTGGTGGATACTGGGGAGATGTTCGTAGTAACGGCGTATCTACTACTCACGGTAGTAAATCTACTGGCTCTATCCCCTTTATGCACGTTGTAGACTCTCAGATGATTGCCTTCAATCAAGGCACTACAAGACGTGGTTCGTATGCTGCGTACATGGATGTATGGCATCCGGAGATTGAAGAGTTTATCAACATGCGAAAAGAATCAGGTGGAGATATCCATAGAAAGAATCTTAATCTTCATAACGCTGTAAACATTAACAATGAATTTTTACAAGCTGTAGAAAATGATGAAGATTACAGATTGGTTGACCCAAAATCACACGAAGCAGTAAGAGTTGTCAATGCCCGTGATCTTTGGTTTCAAATTATTAATGCCCGTGCAGAAACAGGTGAGCCTTATATTGTTAATCTTGACAATTGTAACAAAGCTTTACCACAAAAACAAAAAGACTTAGGATTAGAAATCAAACAAAGTAATTTATGTTCTGAGATTACATTACCAACTAACGATGAAAGAACAGCAGTGTGTTGTTTATCTTCTGTAAACTTAGAACACTTTGACAAGTGGTCAAAGGACAAACAATTCATAGATGATTTAATAACTATGTTGGACAATGTGCTACAACACTTTATAGATAATGCCATTGATACCACACAACTTGGAGAATACAATGCAAACTTCAAAAGATTTATCAAGCATATCAAAGAAGATAAAGAAGGCTTTACAAAAGCTGCTTACTCTGCTTACCGAGAAAGGTCGGTGGGTCTTGGAGCAATGGGATTCCACGCCTATCTACAAAAAAATAATATCCCTTTTGAGGGTATCTTCGCTACGGGATTCAACCACCAAGCTTTTTCACATATTAAAGACAGAGCCCTATCAGCTTCTCGTAGACTCGCTGAAGAACGTGGTGAGGCTCCTGACATTAGTGGTACTGGTCTTCGCAATGCTCACCTTTTGGCTGTTGCTCCTAACGCTTCTAGTAGTATCATTTGTGGTGGCACGTCTCCTTCGATTGAGCCATATCGTGCTAACGTTTATACGCACAAAACTCTTTCAGGTTCGTTTCAAGTCAAGAACAGGTACTTAGAAAAGCTTCTTAAATCTAAAGGATTAAAAGGTAAAGAACTTGATAACCTTTGGAAAGACATTGCAGGTATGGATGGTTCTGTACAACATCTAGATATTCTTACTGATGATGAAAAAGAAATATTTAAAACCGCTAATGAGATAAATCAAATATGGATTGTTGAACATGCATATAAGAGACAAGACTTTATATGTCAATCACAATCAGTTAATTTATTCTTTGTGCTTCCCAAAGCTACAGAGTCGCAAGAAGTTCACGATGAATATATGCAGTATGTCAATGATGTTCATTGGTATGGTGCAAACAAACTAAAGTCTTTGTATTACTTTAGGTCTAATGCTGCACGTAATGCAGAGAATGTTAACGTAAAAGTTCCACGTATCAAACTTGATGAAGTGGAATGTATAGCATGTGAAGGCTAGTATGTACTTACAACCACCTGTAAATCCAAAGCCAAAAATGTTTCACAACGAGCAACACTTTTGGAGTCAGTCAGAATGCTTGATGATAAAAAGATTACATGATATTATTCCTAAATGGGAAGGTAAAGTACACGATAATGATACTAAGTCTATAAAAACTAAAAGTGTTAGATCGGTTGATGTTTATCCTATACCTATGTCAGAAGATTATTATTCTATCTACCAAATGATTTACGATAGAGTAGCCGAACTTAATGACAAACATTTTAGATTTGACATTGCAGGTATCTTTGACAATCTTCAACTGTTACACTACAAAGAAGGAGATCATTACGATTGGCACACGGACATAGGTGATAACATCTATTCCAATAGAAAGATATCTGTCTCTGTATTACTTTCTGATGATTGTATGGGAGGAGACTTAGTGTTAAAGCAAGGAGCAGATAGACCAATACATATGGAAGTAGGCGACATGTTGTTGTTTCCTAGCTATGTTCTGCATAAAGTAAAACCAATAACAAAAGGAGAACGATGGGCTTTGGTAACTTGGGTTCAAGGTATCAAGCCTTTTAAATAATATGAATTGTTGGCACTGTAATACAAAATTAATATGGGGTGGAGATCACGACATTGAAGAAGTCGATGAGGGCTATCTACTAGAAACAAACTTAAGCTGCCCAAACTGCAATGCAGAGGTGTATGTTTATTTACCAAATAATAAGGAAGAGAAATGAGTTTATTAGGAACAAGAGAATATTACAAACCGTTTGATGATGCATGGATGTTTGACTACTATGTATTACAAAACCAAATGCACTGGATGCCGGAGTCTGTACCACTGCACACAGACGTTAAAGACTGGCAAGAGCTATCAGAAACTGAGAAGAATTTACTAACACAAATCTTTAGATTGTTTACTCAGTCTGATGTTGATGTTGGTTCAGGATACATAGACAGATACATGCGTATCTTTAAAAAGCCTGAAGCACGTATGATGATGGCTTCGTTTGCTAACATGGAATCTATTCATCAACATGCCTACAGCTTACTGCTTGATACTGTTGGTATGCCTGATATAGAGTACAAAGCTTTTTCAGAGTACGAGGAGATGTCTGACAAGCATGAATACATTAGTGATATTAAAACAACTTTAAAAGACAAGAGAAGTATTGCAAAAACTTTAGCAGTTTATTCAGCCTTTACAGAAGGACTGCAACTCTTTTCAAGCTTTGCAATCTTATTAAACTTCCCACGCTTTGGACGTATGAAAGGCATGGGTCAGATTGTTACCTATTCTATTCGTGATGAATCTATGCACGTGGAAGCAATGACTAAACTATTCAGACAATTCATCAAAGAGAACATAGAGATATGGACAGATGATTTCAAAAAAGAAATCTACGAGATATGTAGAGAGATGGTTAAGCTTGAAGATAAGTTCCTTGACTTAGTATTTGAAATGGGTGACATACAAGGGTTGACAAAGAAAGATATGTACGCTTACAATAGATACATAGCTGATCGAAGATTATTACAACTAGGATTAAAAACAAACTACGACCAACGAGAAAACCCTCTTGGTTGGTTAGACGAAGTGATGGGTGTGGAGCATCAAAACTTCTTTGAGGGAAGGGCAACGTCTTATATGAAAGCCGGTCTACGTGGTAGACAGGATAAGATAAACTTTACTTCACTGGAGAATGAAGATGATAAATAAATCTGAAGCAAACTTAGTCAGCTTCAAAGTCTTACTTACTAGAGACAATAAAATAGTAACCGAGTTCAGTATGCTACCTGAAAAAGAAGTAGACAATCTATTTGAAATAGATGAAAGAGATTTAATAAAAGCTATACTACGTTCAGGTAAATATAAGATGTCTAATCTTCACGAATATTTTAGAAGAGAGTTACAAGCTTTGCAATTGGGGTAGCATTACACTACCCCTAAAAGTTATTTAGATATCTTAATCTTAATAGGTTTCTTTTCGTCAGGAATAATTCTTTCCATTTCTACAGAAAGTAATCCATTCTTAAGTGTTGCCTTTTTGATTTCAATATCATCGGCTAGATTAAAACTTCTTTTGAAAGAACGTTGAGCTAGTCCTTGATGAATAACACCATCAACTTTCTCTTCTGATTTCTCATAAGATATTGTCAAGGTTCTTTCTTCAAGAACAATATCAATGTCCTTGTCAGTCAGTCCTGCCATAGCCATTTCAATTGTATAGTTTTCTCCATCCTTGATAAGATTATAAGGTGGATATGTTGGTGCTGATTTAGCACGAGATTGTGTTTTTAACATCTCATTAAAGAGTCTGTCAAATCCCACATAGGTTGGTGTGAATAGACCATTAAGGTCCAATATATTTCTGCTCATTATGTACTCCTTTTATTAAGCAAGTTAAAATGACAGTACGCATTTAGCCCTACTGTCTATTATTATTATAATGTCCTACAGCAATTTGTCAAGACTTATAGTAAATATTTTTACAGGTTTTTCTTTTCCCTTTACAAAGATAGGTTCAAGCTCTATCAGAGGTAGAGTAATATTCTTGGCAGTCTCATGCCCGATTACTAAGTCTTGTCCAACTTCTTTAGTTGAACTCTCTAACCTAGCTGCAAGGTTTACTGCATCACCTATCGCAGTGTAATCAAACCTTGTCTCACTTCCCATGTTTCCTACGACTGCATCTCCGGTGTTGACTCCTATACCAATCGTTACCCCAATGTCTGCTTCGTTCATCCCACGCATGATATCTAATGCAGCTAACACAGCTTTCTCTTCGTGTTCTTCTTGATCTATAGGTGCATTGAAGATAGCCATCATAGCATCACCAATATATTTATCTACCATTCCACCATGTTTCTTTACAGCATCCGATTGAATCGTCAATGCTTTGTTCATAATCTCTGTAACTTGTTCAGGCTCTAAACGTTCTGACAAACTTGTAAAGCCTCTAACGTCTGTAAATAAAAGAGTACATCTTCTACGAACTCCTCCTAACTTCAAAAGCTCTGGATGTTTCTGGAGTTGTTTGACTTGTCGTGGGTCAAGATAGTGTTCAAATTGTTTCTTAATCTGTTGTCTAAGCTTGTACTGCTTTCTAAAGTTTAAATAGAATTGCTGAGTAGATACAACTAACATAGATAGTAATGACCATGTCACATCTATAAGAATATTTGCTTGAATTAAAGCATATCCACCATAAGCCACAGAAGCCATTGAAACTCCTGCCAATACCAATCCCCAGGTGATACCAAAAGCGTTGATTACAGAGGCTACAGCGAGACCAGAGAGGCATAATATTAATAGTTCTACAAACAATCTATAGTCAGGTATTTTTGGTGTATCTAACAGGATACTTTCTGCTAGTGCTGCTTGAATTTTATGAGGCTCTAACAAACCTTTTGGAGTTGCAACTTGTTGCATAATTCCTTTAGCTGTAAAACCTACGAACACAAACTTACCAGCCACATCAAGCTCTTGTAACGTAGTCTCAGGTGTATCCACCCAAGATATCCACTTACGACCAAGACTATCTGTAGCAATGGGAGGTAGCCCACGTACTCGTATCTGTTCAATACCGTTTATGTTTGTTTTAATTTGATACGTTGAACCACCTCCTAAAATTTTTAAGACTTGAGTACCGAATGAGGCTACCCACCCATCAGGAATTTGTTGAAGTAAAGGAATTTGTCTTACCAAATTATCAACGTCAACAGGAACAGAGACTGCACCTTGAGTAGCTGACTGCTTGAGTATTGGTATATTATTTAAGAAACCTTGTGCCTGTGGAAGTATGACATCTTCTCCGAGTATGACAGTTCCGTGTGTTTCAGGATATAAATTATTGGGAACTTCAGGCATTGCTATGACACTTGGAGAACTTTGTAAAGCTTGTGCAAACTCTGTGTCTCCACCTAGTCTGTCAGGATGTGGAAACAATACAACCCAGCCAACGCCTAGGGCACCGTTCTCTAGTAAAGTGTTGTGAATCTTTGCAAGTGTTTGACGTGGTAAAGGATAACCACCTTCTTTATCTATATCTTCTTCTGTGATATTAAGAATAGAAAAATATCCTGTAGGTTCAGGAGTCTTGACAAACGTGTCAAATGTTTTAAGTCGTAATATTTCTAAAGGTACAGCATTGAACAACAAGGGTAGCGTAAGGATGCCGATAAGAAGTGTTGCCCATTTCATTAGCTGCTCTGTTTAATTTTAATTGTAGATGAACTACCACCGTTGATAACAATCTGTGTACTCTTTCCGTCTTGTACTAAAAGAACAGTGTAAGAACCGGAGCTATCTATCTCTAGTCTTACCGTATCTTGTACACTTCTAAGAACGGTTAGCATTCCATCGGTTATAAATGTATTTATTTGTGTTTCACCATCAAAGCCAAACTCTGTGCCTTTGATATCAGTTTCTGAGACTTGACCAAGCTGTTCACTTTCCAGCTGGTCTACTTCTTCTATGATGTCAAGTAAGTCTTCTAAAAAATTAACATCAAGATAATTAATATCTAGCTCATTAAATTCTAAATTGTCTTCTGCTAGATAGTCTTGTTCAAGTTCATCAAACTCTAAAAAGTCTACGTCCAGTATACTCTTCTTCTGCTCTGTAACATTTTCTGTTTCTGTTACAACCTGTTCAGGAGGTTGCACAATCAACATGTTATCAATAAGCTCCAGTGTAATGTCTAAGATAACCGGCTTACTTGGCTTACTTTCAAAGACCGATACACTGGTAGCTTGGTAAGGCTGATTCAATACTGCCTGTCCTATAGCAGTGTTGACAACTATCTCACCACTAGCGTTACCAAATTCATCCGGTAACAATATTACCAAGCTTCTTCCAAGTTCATCTACAGTAACTGTAAAATCTGTACCACGTATTCCTATAGTGGCACTTGGAGTCTTTATAGATATGTTCTCTTTATCAATGGTTGCAAGTTTGCCAGTGATGAATCTTGCAGTACCACTAGCAAACTGCAATGCCATTTTCGACTTCGAGGGGTTGGGGTCATAAATAAACTCATCTATAATAAGCTCTGAGTGTTCTGTTAGTCTAACTTTACTATCGTCAAGAAAGGTAATTCCAACCCTACCGTTTGCTGTCTTGACGTTATCGTAACTCTCTATACCAAACTGTAATGCAGCCGGGAACGTATCGTCACGAACAACTTGTCCTGCTCCTTTGACTTCGGTTATCGAACCTATATCAGCAGCTTGTAGTGGTGCCTGAGTCATTTTGAATGACACAAACAGTACCACCATTGCCAGTTGTTTCAAGCTTAAGCCAGTCACTTGCCAATGTACTTTGTTGTTGTATATTAAATGTTCTAGAGTTTCCGTCTTGGTCTAAATAAAAATATCCGTTAGCATATCCGTCTCCATCAAACGTTACAGTGTTGCTGTCTCCATCTATGTTGACGTAGTTAGTTGCTGAATCATAATCAATATCAAATGTCAATGAGTTGCTGCTACCGTTAATGGTCCAGTCAAGGTCTAAAGCACTTGCCAAGTCTGCTGTAGCTACGTTTAATTCAAATGTATTTGATGAACCTGTAACATCTACGTTGAGGTCACTGCTATCAGCACCATAAGTATTTGTAGGGTCAACTTGTATTTCAAACTCGTTGCTATCTCCATCAAACTCAAAAAAACCTGTTAATGTATCAGCCCACATATCACCTAGAAACTTGTTAAAGTCTCCAATCTGATTGATATCTAAAGTTAGTGTTGCTCCGTCTAAGTCCAACGCTGTCATAGTTCCTGACACTGCATCTAGTCCACCAATAATGTTACTTGAACCTAGCTGTTCTAAGTCTATGTTCGCAGTAGCACCGGATTGATTTACATAGATTTCATTATCAGCCAACGCCAACATTGGTAATAATAAAAGTAATTTAATTTGTTTCATATTTCCAGTATCCCCTCTCGATTCCTGTTTCAATTATTTGTAATACCCCTGTCTCTATTGCCTTTTGCAAAGCTATAGACACGCTTTCGTTTTGTGCTGCTCCGCTTTCTATCTCTACAAGTTCTGAACCTGCTTCAATAAAACGGAACAAGTCTTGCGATATGCCGATAGATAAAATAGTTTTAGCAACCAATACTTCCATCAATACTTCCCCTGTAGAGATAGATACTAATCGCATGGATATAGTGACAGTATCTTCTCTGTATTGACGACTAGCACCTATGCCTAAATATCTAGCACCGTTACCGCCTGACTTTAAATTGGTGTCATAACTTATCACACCGCCTTGAACCAATACTCCTGCAAAAAGTAATGGCTTAAGTTTTTGTTCTTCATTAAAGTCTTCCCGAGTCGACCTAATAATCTGTCTTTCTTTTGTCAGACTATCTAACCCTACTCGTTCAACCACTCTAAAGAACTGCCCATTCGCTGCGTGTTTAAAAGCACGAATGACCAACGCTTCTGGAGCTTGGCTCACTGCTGTACTAAACAGTGCGAATTGACTATTACTTTTCCTCTGCCCTGTCAAGTCCTGAAAGCTGTCTTTATAAATTGCAACTACTGGTTTGACTTGTGCAGCTGGTAAGTTTTTTAAAGTTTCTGATTGTAAATCTAGAATTGAGGTACCTTGCAGACGAATATCTGCGATACCTCCGTTTTCTAAAAGCTCATCGTAATGCCATGTGGCACAACTAGAAAGTAAAACTGCCGATAGGCAAAGTAATAATCGTTTCATTTCCTTCAGCATCTGTTATCTTTAAAGTTATAAAATCTCCATCAACACTATACTCTATACTGTTACCTTCTAGTTCTAGAAAACCACTGCTGCTTGGTGTTTCTCCAAACAAGTTTTCTACTAACTGTCGTGAAAGCTGTGCATAGATTCTTGATTCTAAGTTACGTATAAATCTTGCAAGTGTGGTGTTGTTTGCCTCTCTTTCTAGTTCTTCTTGGTAAGCTTTTATCTCTGCTTTGATTGCAGCCTTTCTGTTAAACTCTTGGTTCTCTATGGTCAAGTAATGACTAGAGGTATTGATGCCACTAAACGATGGACTCTTAAACTTGTGTGTAATCTCGTCAGCAGTTACAAACATAGTAAAAAAAATACTGAATACCAATATTAAACTACAGATTACTAAGTTCCAATTAGTCTTTTCTTTGATCATCTCTTTCTGCTTTTGCAATCTTCTCAAGGTCTATTAAGTTGGGAACGCCCAGTAAAGTTTTTAAAAGTACGTCTTGTCTTATACTTTGATTATCCATAGCTCTCACTCTATCAATCAAACTAACGATAATACCGTACTGACTGTCTAACTTAGTAGATACTCTTTCTTCCATAGTATCTAACGCAGTCTGAACTTTATCGTCCAATGTTTCAAGCTTGGTCTCCATACCATCAATGATACGATTAATCAGCTTCCAAATAAAAAGCCCTAATCCTAGAGCTGCTGCAATGGGAAAGCCTACTTCATTAATAAGACTTACAAATTCATTCATTATAAATTTATTTTAAATTCTAGTCCAATGTTATGATTATGATAAATAACAACTAACTCCATGGTATTTGCAAGTAATAGTCCCTTTCGCCTAGCAGCTGGTACTTTATCCAGTATTTTATAAATAAAAAAATTACCAACAATTTTTGCAGCAATAATATCTTCTATATCAGGAGTGCTTCCAAACAAAGGATTTACTTCATAATATCTACAATATTCGTTTGTATTTTGGCAGGTAATAACATTATAAGTTTGCCCAACATCTATAATATCTAAAACTATTTTTGTTTTAAATAATAATTTATCAGTTGTGTTCCAGTCTTGCCATTCAGCGAGACAAGGTAAGCTTAACAAAACTGTAATCAACCATTTCATTTATCCGGTGTGTTAGAAGCTCCGAAGTAGAATGAGATAACTGCTGATGCTAAACCACCAAGATAACCAAGTACAAGGTTGATTAATGCTTCAGAGTTTTGCTCGGGTGGTTGTAACGTTACTAAGAATATGTAACCAAGAAAACCACCAACGGTAGCAATACCCATGATTCTTGCAGTCCAATCTCTACTAAACTTACCACGTGCATCTTGTTTATCTTGAACTTCTAATGCAAATACATCTACTTCTAACTCTTTCATCTGAACTTCAAAAGCTTGTTCAGCTTTTTTAAGTTCTAACATTTGTTCAGGTGTAGCACTTTGTACAGCCTGTTCAATTGCTTTAGGCGTGTTTGGTACACCAAGTACTTCAGAGATAACATTAGCTGCCATGCCACCCATAGGACCGCCTAATGCGGTGCCAAGTGTTGGAGCTACTGCACCTACGACTTTCTTTAAAACGTTTCCAAATTTCATTGTATTTCCTCTGTTGTTATCGTACCTTCCAATAAATCATTGACCGCATCTAATAAATAATCAGGAACATCATCTGCCAATGGGTTGTCCTCATTGTATGCAACCATGAATGCCTCTACTAAAGTTTCGTACACCGGTCTAAACTCTTCACGCTTTATCCAAGCTAGTCCAGACTTTGTACGGGCTTTACAATCTATCCGATAGGCTACGTCCATTTGTTTCTCTGTGTAGAGCAACATTAGACTTGCTCAAGAACTATAGCCTGTAGCTCTTTACTACGTCTACCTACTTGATGGAACCAACGACTGTCTTCCATTTGTCTAGCCATTTCTTCCCAGTCATGATTTTGACAAGCTGCTATCATGTTACGAAACTTTGCAAGTCTTGTGCCACCTAGATTAAAACACATATTAACTATGACTCTTTGAATAGGCTCTGGCAAGTTTTGAAAGACATGGTCTCCACCTAAAACGTGGATAGCTTCCATATAATGCTTGTCAAAGTCTTCCTCATAGTACATGTCAACTACCTCTTGACTCACAGGTGTTCCGATTTCCCATCCATATTCAGGGTCACTAGGTTGACATAGATGTCCAACACCAAGAGTTTTATAGCCTAGACTATCTTCATAGATTGCCAAAACCTCACCTTCGTGTCTCTTTATTTCAGCTTTACATAATTCTTTATTCATTGTTTTCTTTTCTCTTTTAACCATAAGAACAGGAATAGTAAAATTAAAGCAGGTTGTAAAATTACAAAAATTAAAATGTTTGCCCAATAGTATCCTATACCTGTAGTATTACCTATAAAATATAATACATCTACACACCAATAAAAAAACGATTCAATCATAGTTTACCTAAATTAATTTTAACTTTACTTCCACTACCAGAACCACTTCCCAAGTAAGTACCCATTTTACGTAAACCTGCATAACTTAAAGGATTTTTAATAATTGTTTTCATATCATTTACAAAAGTATTAAAATCTCTTTTTGTATCAGCATCATTAAAATTATATTGGTCTTCAATAATAGTATTGCCATCAGAATCTTCATAAAAATTAGCTTGACCTATTGTTGTTTTTAATGCATAACTAGGATTTTCAAAAGAACGTTTTATAACATCTACTGCTCCACTTCCAACACCTCCAACATCCATGTATTGGTTACCCTCTTTTGTTGTAGCATAATCTTTATATTCAATTATTTTAGAGTTTCTACTTTTAGCTCGTTTTACAACCTCTTTTAAGGCATTTAATTCGTCTAAATCTAATGCTTGTTCGGTTAAATCTTCATCACCACCAAACACATCATATATAAATTGTCTAGCATTAATTGGTAGCAGTCTTTCCCTTTGAGTTGGTTTTTCATTTTTAGAAGTAACCTGCTGTAATTTTTGTTTAGCCACCTCAGACTTGACATTTACCAAAGTGTCAGATGAACTTTCTTGACCACGTTCTTGATATTGTTTTTTAATGTTTTGTAATTTTTTATAATCTTCAGCAGGTATATTGTTTACTTTTTTATCTTCCTGTTTCGTTTTAGTTGGAACATTTAATTCCTGTCCAGCAAATATAACATTTCTATCTTCAATATTTTTATTAGCATTTAACAATTCATCAATGCTTACACCAAACTTTTTAGATAAACTCCACAGTGTATCACCTTTTTGAATCACATAGCCACCCTTTTTAAAACCTAGTCTATCCATTTGCTCAGAATAGGGAGAACCTGTAAAGGGGTCAACTCTATCAGCAGGGTCTTCTTTTGTATATGGGACAACATCAGGTCCTTCTACTAGACCTCCTGTTGCGAATAGTGGGATATTTTCTACAGGTTTTTCTACTTTAGGTTTTTTTGCTCGTGTCAATCCTAGTGAATCATCGACATCTTTTGCAGCTTTTTTAATTGCTTTATATCCTTCAGGGTCTAGACTTCTTAGTGCTGCAATGCCCGGAGCTTCATCAACTGCAAAACTTAGTGGACCTGTCCAGTCATCAAAAAATCTAAATATATCATCTACCGCAGGACCTGTAAACCTTTGAATAATAGACCTTGCAAAATTATCGTATTCTAAGCCTTTCTGTGTTCTATATAATTGTTCAGTTGGTCCTAGTAATCCAGTTCTAATAGCAGCATCTTTAATTTCGTCTCCAATATCTTTTTCGCCACTTTCTATGTCTTCTAAATTTTTACCGCCTGTTCTAAGAGTATTACCAAACATAGCAATACCAATCATAGCTGTAGTTCCTCCTATAGCTCTTGGTATACCATCAATGTTTTTACCCCTAACATCTTTAGAAACTTCTCGTATTGCATTTTTTAATACAGTATTACTGAAAGCAGTAGGGAATCCCATCAATCCAAATGCCCATCTTGTTGAAGGCATAGAATGCCACAATGGTTTTTGGTTAGCAGCAGCTGTAGGGTTCATAACAACTTCATCTACATAACGTGCAGCACTTGGTAAAAGTTGCTCATCGTAAAAAACACCGCTTGGCTTTCCCCCACCTTGTACCCACTTAATACCATCATCAACATTAACGCCCAATTCTTTTAATTCGTTTTCTAGTCTAGTACGTTTAGTTTTATTCAAAGTTTTACTTGTAGATAATTCATATAAGTTATCGTAAATTTTAGACTTACCAACATTGAAAGATACAAGCTGAACAAATCTTGTCCAGTCGTGCAACATATTTAATTTAAAAAATTTGTTCTGTGCTTGAGTTGCTCTTCTGCTGAATCCTTGACCATACATAGCAAGTGACCTATCTTCATTTGCTCTATTGACAGCCCTGTTAAATCTATTTAATTCTTTTAAACTTTCAGGTCTAGCATCAGCAACATCTTTTTTGACAACATCATTCCACCACATTTTTCTATAATCATTTGCAGTTTCCCATAAAATACGTACACCGCCTTTGTCAAGTTCTGTCTCGCCTTTCTGAGTAAGTTTTTTCCCAGCTCCTCTAACCAAAGGAACCGCAATCTCTGAAAAACTTGTAATGGTTGCAAATGGTAATAATGCTAATTGGTTTCCTACAAGTGCTACATCACTAGCAGCTCTTAAAAATGCATTATCAATTTGTTTTACTTGTCCAGTTGTAACAAGATAAATATTTTCTAAACTTTTTAATTCTGAAGATGTCAAAGATTTACCTTTAGCTTTTAAATCATCTTGAATAGGCTTAATAAATCTTTCTACAAATTCATCTAAATCCTCTCCTAAATATTTTTTACGCTCTATGAAAGAAGATGCTTGATGTATGTAATCTCCTAATAAACTTTCTACATTATTATCTAAATATTCTGAAATATTATTTTCATCTATATTAGTAAGTTTTCTTTCCTTTGTTAAACCGGGAACACGTTTTTCAAACGCAGGTGCCCTTGCACCACCTTTACCAAGCGTAGCTAACTCAACATAACTTTTACCCGTTACAACACTTGGGTCAATTATCTCTGTTAGTAAATCAATAACTTCTTGATTGGTTTTTAAACCTTCTTTTTCTTTTAATTCTTTGACAAGTTTTCCTTCAATGCCTTTTTCTAAATTACGTATTTCAGCTTTTACTTCGCCATATGAAAAACCTCTAGGTAAATAATTTTTAATAAATCCAATTTCTAATCCACTGCTTTCAGCATCATTTCTAATATCATCTAGAAGCTTTCTTAAATCTGTACCGGCTTTTACGATATCGTCAGTTGTTTTATCTGTAAGATTAAAAGCTTTTTCTAACGATATATTTTCTTTACCAACTCTGACAGTATTTTGACCTGTCCTTAAATAATATGCCAATGCATCATTAGTATTATCGTCTATTCTTTGATATCTAAAAAAACTTTCCTTTTCTGCTTTGGGTGCATCTTTAAAAGGAATTTTAAAAAATGCATCTCTAGACCCAAGTTTTGGTACCATGATTTTCCCTTTGGTTTTTAGAGGGTCAAGAATAGCTTTTAATTGTTCGCTTCGTTTACCAACCATGCTATTAACATGCTCGTAAAAACTTCTTTCTGAAACTTCTTGAGCTAAATCATATCCTTTAGCAGTAATACTTCTATCTGTATCATACCTAAATAATTTTATAAGTTTGTCAAGTTTTTCACTTTCTCTCATCTTTTCAACAAACTTTGTTGTGGGTTTATTTACAAATGCTGAAAGCTTTCTAATGTTAGGTGTTACTGCATCTACAACTTCATCAAACTTTTCAATTCCTTTATCAAATATACCGCCTTTGTAATCTTCATTACCATCAATTCTTGCAGCTCTTCTCTCTTGTACAGACTTACCAAATTTTGAAATACCAGCACCGGCTCCTCTAAACAACACTGGAGCAGCAGCACTTAATGCTCCAATCGCAGCGGTTTCTGTTAGATTAACATCTTCTCGTCTATCCGTGTTTACATCTATACTTTGCTGTGCAAAATTATTTGTACTTCCATATATAAATCCTTCCGTACTTGCCAAAGCTGTTTGAGCATTTTTACTTAAAGGTGCTTTTAATTTTTGCCCCGGAATTTTTGCAACGCCTTTAGCTACACCTTCAGCAATTTCTTTATTTGCTAATTTTTTTAAAGCTGTTTGAGCAACTTTACTTGAAGCAATTCTAGTAGCTGCTGAAGCACCGCCAGTCCAAGGAACCAATAACAAACTAGCCAACATAGTAGGGTCTGTAACCATTTCATAACTTATATCACCAGCAGCTAGTGCCCAATCTTTAAAACCTCCTAATGAAGCATTGTCAAATTTACTACGTAGATATTGATAGTCTGATTTTTGCTGTGGAGTAAATTTTTTACTTTTACTATATACCTCCATAGCATCGCCCAAATTCCAATCCGAGCCTCTGAAATATTCAAACAAGTCGTCTGGCGTTTCTCCTTCACCTAACGATTCTAAAAATCTTTCAGTAACTTTGTTGAACTCTTGGTCTTTTCTTAAGTCTGATAAGGTATACTTTTTTGAAGGCGTATACGTACCTATTGAAAAATCAGACTTATATTTTTTCTTGTCAAAATCCGCTGCTGTTGTCATAAAATTCTATTGAGTTATTGTAACAAAAGGAACCCAAACAAATTCATTATCTTTTTGTTGAGCTATAAAATCAATTTCAAAACCTTCTTTTGCAACTGTAAACTTCTTATCTTGTTTTGGAACCATATTTCGCTCTATTCCATTTTCATCAGTGTAGCTTTTATTTTGTTGCATATAATTATATTGATTTAAATTATCAGCATATTGTTGTGCAGTCTCAGGAAGAATTGGTAAATTTTCTACGTCTGGATTTACATATTCAACTGAATGAGTAGCTCTATCTCCAACAAACCACCACCGGCTTGTGTCTTCTTCGCTACCACCAGTATTTTTGCTTATACCTTTTAATTGCATATTAAATGATTTTTCATAAGCTTCAACTTCGCCCATATCATATTTATTCTGAAGAACTACTGCTCCTCGAATTACATTTGATATAAATACTGAAGATTGTCCAGTAGCATCGGTACCATCAGTTCCAAAATCTCCATCTAATAAAGCTAAATCACCTTTTAAACCTTTTGAATCCTCTCCCATTTTCGTATTAATAGAAGCAACAACTGCTTTTCTATTAAACTCATCAGTAATTTCATCTTTTGCATTTATTTCATCACGTGTAATTCCCATAGCTACATCGTATAAATCTCTTTCTTTTGCAGTTAAAAAATCTGTGGGGTCTGCATCTGGTCTCCAAGATTTTATAGCTTTTACTTTTGTAAATGTTTCCATAAAATCACCAATTTGTGTTTGTTGAATATCTTTTAACGCAGGTATTCCTGAAGGATTAATCCCATACTGGTACATCTCTTCAACATCTGCTACAGTTAAATTTTTATTACTAGCTGCTTTATTTTTTAATTCAGCTACTGTATTATTATACTGCTGTGCACTTGTTAAATATTCATTAGGTTGTATATCATATTTAGCAGTTGTTTTAGCTACAGCAGCATTAAATGAATTTAAATATTGCTGAGTTTCAGCTTCTGTTTTTTCTAAAATTTCATCAGCACTGTCTCTAATTCCTAACACATTACCAAATACATTTTTTAAGAACCCAGCATTTTCAGGATTTAATTGTCGTTTAGCTTTTGATGCTATTTTTTCATAAGGAGCTAATAACTCTTCGTAAGTTTTTTTAGTTTTTAAACTTCCTTCAAATTTACCAGTAGTATATCTATCTAATAATTTTGCATAATTATCTGCTTCTTGTTGATAAGCTTCTTGAATTTTATTTTCAGATAAATTACCATACTTATTCATAATATCTAAACGTAATCCCTCTTCCCAACTTCTTTGTCCACCAGTTGTGTAAGTATTATGTTTAGCCATAAAGTTTGTGTAGTCTTCAAACTCTTGTTTAATTTTAGAACGTGCCACAGTATCGTTTTGCGTAAAAGCATCAAATTTCTTTTGCATTTTATTCTGTGTGAGTATATCACCTAAACCAAGAAACAAAGCACCTGCTAAATATTTTGTAGCTTTTTTTTCTTTTTTCTTTCGAGAACCAAGTATCTGCCCAGCTAAATCCCTAAATGAGCCTGTGCCTCTATCAAGTAAAGAATCTTGATTCGTACTTTTAGTATTTTGTTGAAGTAGTTCAAATAAACTTGCCATTATGCTTCATCCTTTGTTTTGTCTAAAAGCCCTTTTACTTCGGGCATTTTTTCTAATTTTTCTTTTATTTCATTAGGTAAACTATTTTCTTTTTTAAAATTATTTTCCATTGTCGAAAGTTTTACTTTTCCCATAGCTTGTTGAAAAGTTTTCATTTGTGTTTCTGGGTCATCGACAGATGGATTATCATCACTTGACAAAACCATTTCATCTGATTCTAGTCCGTACATTTCACCAATAGACATAATCATATATGTCAAAGGCTCTGCTAATAACAACATTAAATCAGGATTCCATTTACCTTCTAAAAATCCTGTGTATAAAATAGCAGAAGCTATATCAAAGATAGGAACTTCCCTAGATAATGCAGTAGTTAAATTATCAAAAGCATCTTCTTCTAATAAATTATCATATATGTACATTAGACATTCTTTAACAGTTGAAAACTGTGAAGGTTGCTCCCACGCATATTTTTGTTCAGGATCATTGGTTAAAGACTGACCGGGTATAGCTCTATCAAATTTAGATATTAAATCTAAACCTTTTTGTTGTCTTGCTAATTTATCTGATGTTAATTCTATCATGTTTTATCCTACATTTGATGCTACACTTGGTAACGGTAAAATATTTTGAGTAAATAAAGGCTGACTAAATGCTCCTAAAAAATCAGGAGTTACATTACCGTATAAATTTTGTTGACTTAAATTTTGAAAACTATTATATTGTTGTCCAGTTGTTTGACTTATCATAGGTGCTACTTCTTGCATATAATAAGACTGAGCAGATTCTTGGGTAGGCTGATTAATAACCTGTCCACCCCTAGGAATTGATACATCTTCATCACCAATTAAACCTAAAGCTTTTCCAGCACCTGTCAGTACCTGTGACTCTACGTATCCAGTTGTTAAATCTACAGCACCTTCGGTAATACTCTCAGGTTTTAATAAATCCGTATAGTGATCTTTTAAAGCTGTTCCTATGTCTCTAAAGAAATCGCCTGTGGCTTGAGCAAAAGTACGAGTAGGTTCAGTTGCAACTTTAGCAGTAACGCTTGATAAATCTACTTTACCTTTTAATTGTGTAATACTATTATCTGCCAATTTATCTAAAGTTCCAGAAACAGTGTTATCAACAATAACATTGCTAGTGTCTAATGCAGCTTTTGCCATATTACCAGCACCAGTTTCCAACGCACTTGTTGTAGCAGTTTCAGCTAATTGAGTTGTAGCTTGTTCAGCTAATTTTGTGGTAGCTTGTTCAGTTACTTTTTCTGTTGCAGCCTGTGCTAATTTTTCTCCAGCTGCTTCAGTCAAACCAACACCTGCTTGTGATGCCGAAGCTGCTGCCGTTCCCCCGCTAAACACCCCCTGTATAGCTTGAACAGCGTAAGGCATTGCCATCATTAATCCTACGGTACCAATTGGACCAAGCTTATCAAAAACTTTACCAACCTTTCCAATTACGCTTTTAACGCCTTTTTTAATTTGTTTAAACTTTTTTCTTAAAAATCCCATAGCTTTATCCTATTCCAAAACTTCTGACTAATTGTGAAATTAATGATAGCGTTGAGTCATCATAATTTTCACCAGCCTTACCTTCGTTAGCAATCGCAGTTGCAAGTATCTGAGCAGCTCTGTTTTCTTCATTTTCAACAGCTCTAAAATCAAAGTCAGCTTGGTCACGTAACTCTTGCCATAAGAAAGCCATTGATTGTGAGCTTAAATTAAATGCGTTCATGGCATTCTGCATATTGATTTGATTCTGTGCAGCTGTGTTAATTGTATTAGCTTGTCGTCTCCACTGGACGTTAGAAGCTTCAACAGCTGCTGCGTTTTGTGCATTCCATTGATTCCTTGCAAAGTCTTGTTGACTGTTAAACTGGTCAACCTGTGTAACTAACTGAGCATTGAACTTATTTAAATCTGCTTCTCTTTGTGCATCTCTAGCAGCAGCAGCGTTAGCCTGTGTAGCATTGAATTGACTTACTGCTGTCATTTGACTTGCATTGAACTGACTTACTTGTGTATTTAAATTTGCTGCAAACTGCTGTATTTGATTTTCACTTGTAGCATTAAACTGTCTTGCAGCATTTTGTGCAGCTTGATTACTTAATAATCTTTGTTGAGTTTGTTGAGCTTTTAAAACATTAGCTTGTTGTTGATTATTAAGATTAGCCATATCCATTTGTAAGAATGCTTGAGCATTTTGTATTTGAGCTTTCTGATAAAAATCAGCTTCAGCTAAATTAGCTTGTGACATTAACGTAGCATTCTGTACTACTGCTTGTTGGTCGTAACCTGCTTCTGTTAAACTAACTGTTTGTAAAAACTTACTGTTTGATAAAGCTGTTTGTTGGTCAGCACTAAACTGAGCCATGTCTAATTGAAAAACTTTATCAGCGTTACTAAGTGCTGTTTGTTGTCTTCTCTGTGCATCTGCTTCCGCAGCTTGTGCCTCAATACTTTTTTGTTGAGCTACACTAGACTGTATGGCTTGAGCATTAGACTGGGCAATAGGTAACGCTGCTTGAATAATAGTATTAAGTAAAGAATCTCTAGCAACACTAGAAGCTCTTAAACCTCTTTTGGCTAACATAGTTTCAACTGATGCTACCGCAGGTCTTGCCCACACAGGAACTTCTCCCTCTTCAATACCTGCTAATAAACTGTCAATCTGATTAGATACTAAAGCTTCTTCAGGTAATCCAGCAATTAAACCTCTTTCTTCTTCACTAAAATCTGCCAACCTATCTTCTAAAGCTTCTGGGTCGTTACCAAGTTCTGCAATATCTGCATCGCTTAATCCAGCTTTTGAAAGTTGTTTTTTAGCTCTAGTAACTCTTGCTAAACTTGTTCCAGCATTTTCTGCTGCTGTAGCTTTTGCCTGTGGTGATAATGTGCCTACTACTCTTTTAGCTAAAGCTCCTTTTTCAATGTCTACTTCAACTCCTTCAATAGGTTCTACTCTTTCAACACCCGCAGCTTTTGCTAATTCGTCTTCTCCTATTTCTCCTTCTGCTACTCCTACTTTAACTTTTGGAGAAACCTCTGCTGCTCTCATTGTAGCTGCTTCCATTTCTTCTGGTGCAGCTGCTTTTACTGCTTTGGCTTTAGCAACCTGTTCATCTTTTACAGCTTTAGCCTTTGTGACATCTACCTCAGTAGGAGCTGCCATAGTTGTTTTTCTTTGAGTGAATTTACCACCAACTTGTTCGGCTTTTGGAATAACAGCAGCTTCAGGTACTTCTCCTTCTGCAGCAGTCTCTACTCGTTGTGCTGTCTCTTCAATTCTTTTTTGTCTTTCTTCTGGGTCTACTAATGCATCTGGATTGATACTAGGACTTGGTTGTGGAGAAGGAGTTGGATTTCTAGGAGGTCTTCTTGGGTCATTATTTTCTGGCTCTCCACCAATTCTTAAAGAAACTCTACCACCGTTACGGTAATCTTGACGTTCAGAAGTAACTCTTGCACGTTCTCTTACAGTTGGTGTAATTTCTTCCGTACCTAATTTTTTATTTTTTCTTTTCTTTTCCATTTTTCTTTTTCCTACTTTGAAGTTTACCAAGCAATATCATAACGATAGGACCACCGTGCTTTTTCTTTTTTCTAGTTTTCATACCGTGTTTTATTCCTCGTAACAAACGTAACATGCTTTCAGCATTTTTTGCTGATTTAGCTTCTGCCTTTTTGACCCAACGATTTCCACGCTTTACAAAGACAGTATTGCCTTCACGTTTGTAGGGCATGTGTGTTAGACTTCTTGATTATCTTTAAGATAGATATTGTCGTTGGCACCACCAGCAATCTTTTGATTTTCAGGTAGGTATATATCGTTTACGCCACCTACTGGATTAACACCACCAACATTACCACCAAAGCCAACTTGTGTACCGGAGTTTGAATCTCCTCCGATTCCTGCGTTATCTTTTAGATAAATGTTATTAGCTCCACCCACTGGGTTTTCACCGCCAACGTTTCCACCGAAGCCTACTCTTGTACCTGAGTTAGCATCACCAGAAATCTTAGGTGATGGATGTGGGTATCCTTGATTAGTAGGTTGGTTTCCAGACTTATTAGGTCTTTTAAGTTTCATAGTTTACTCCTATATGTATATTTTACTGTCTTTCAAACAGTTTGTCAAGTTTTTCGTCAATTTTTTGAATACGGTCCATAAGCAAAGTCATGTCGTCTCGTAGTTCTTGTTTGGTTACATACTCTCTTGCAAGGTCTTCACGAGTCTTATTTAGTAATATACCAAGACGTTGTATCTCGTTGCTGTTCTGTCTAATACTGTAGAGTAGAGGAGCAAGAACAAGCGTTATAAAGACGTTCCAAACGATGTATGCTGATAGTTCCATGTAGTATTACTCCGGTGCGTGAAAAGCTTTATAAGCTGTTTTAACAGCATCTGTCCACTTAGCATTACAGATTGCTTGTACTTCTGCGTCTTCGCCTGAGATATCTGTATCGTTCCATGTACTATCTGATTTGTTATACCAACATGGATTTACAACATGTCTGCTGTAAGTTCTGCTAAGTTCTACGTCATCCTCTTTGACGACTGTAGCTGTACGAACTTGCACGTTACCAAGTTCTAATACTTCTATTTTATCTACTTTTATTTCTTTTGTTAAAGCCATTTTTTTCTCCTATATAAAGTCCACGTTAAGAATCTACTTAACGCAATATAAATTAAACATGATAAACAAGACAGAACCTTCTAAGGTCGGATAAACCACCAGCATTTAAGTCGCTTACTTTTACGCTAACACCAGTTCCGCTTGTATAAACTTGTTGAAAATTAACTTCACTAGCACCATCACCAACAGTCATAACAATTGCTCTCTCAGGATTAGTAATATTACTTACAGTTTGCCACCAAGTTGTTCCAACAGAATCACCAGTTTGTCCAGTTCCTGCTGTAAAAGGTAAATCAAGTTGAATATTATCTGTAGTAACTAAACCAGTTACAGGAACGTTTGCCTCTTCTCCTGTAAATATAACTGTTCTACCTATTTTAGTATATGCTCCACTAGAACCTGTTGTGGTATTACCTGATTCGTCTCTAAAAGTAAGAGTTACAGCACCTTCCTCGTAATCATCTAATGCGTTTGCTGCTGCGGTATCTCCGTTGAAGGTTATACCACTTGCAGTAACTCTAGCTGTTTCCGAGCCATCAGTTTCAAAAATTATATTACTACCTGATGTACCTGCAGCAGCATTTTCATCACTTCTTAAAACTAATCCACCTGATGCGGTGTTATATACTATTTCACCATAAGAGCTAACATCAGTATCTTCTAATCTTATTACTGAACTTCCAGCTGCAAGGTGTAGCATTTGCTGTGGACTAGTCGTACCTATACCAAGACTTTGAGCACTTGCATCCCAATAAAATTGTTGAGTTGTACCTGTATCTTCGTAGAAACTTACATCGCCTGTTGTATGGCTAATCTGTAGTCTGTTTGTTTGTGTGCCCTTATCATCTGAAAGTGTTTGAACTGAGAAAACTCCGCCATTTGCACGAAGTCGTAGATTTTTATCTGTTTGGTCTGACTCCATAAAATCAAACGATAGAGCATTACCTACAAGTTCTGCATCACCATCAACAGTCAAACCATCAGCAGTAATAGATAGTCCAGCGGTTAAGGTTCCGCTTTGGTTTGTATAAAAATCTAATCTACCTTGTTCGTTTGTAGCTGTAGCATCAAGAATAACACTTCGGATAGCTCCATAAGTTGTTTGAGTTGATGCACTGTTTTCACCATCAAATTGAATATTACCTATATTATCGTTTACTGCTGGAGAACCAGAATTTCTAAACAAGATTAAGTCTGGTGCAGTGTCTGCTGCTGCATCAGTATTCTCAATAATAACTTGATTTGTTGTATCGGTTCCCACAATGTGCAATTGTGCAGAAGGTGTTATTGTACCAAGACCAACTGAGTTAGCACTTACATCTACAAACAATGTATTTGTATCAAAAGCTGCATCGCCTGATACACTTAAACCTGTCAAAGTACCAAGACTTGTAACATTACCTTGTGCAGCTGTTGCTAGTGTGCCTGTAATAGATGTATTTGCTGTAAGCGTAGTAAACGTACCAGCAGCGGGAGTTGTGCCTCCAATAACAGACGCATCAATAGTTGTTGCACTATCAATAGTTCCACCTGAAATAGTTAAATCGTTAGCAACATAAGCGTCTGCGATAGCTGTACCTTGCCATGTACCGGTAGCAATAGTTCCTAAAGCAGTGACATGAGTCAATGAAGCATCTACTGCAAGAGTATCGCCTGTTAAAGTTAATCCTGTACCATCGACTAAAGCAGTCTTAGAAACACTAATGGCTGCACTAGCATTTATATCAGCATTTACAATAACTCCAGAGCCAATAGCTGCAACACCAGTATCAGCAATTGTAATGTCTCCACTAACCACATTATCAATCCATTTTGATGTAGTTGTATCATAAAACAACATAGCTGCATCAGCAGGTGTGGTAATATTAGTGTCGGCTAATTCTTCTAAAGTATCAGCACTTTGGACATTAGCATCTACATAAGCTTTAATAGATTCTGAAGTTGCTAGTGTAGTTGCTGAAGCTGTAGCAAAAGTATCATCATCAAGCACTGCGGTACCTGATACGCCTGTGTTGATTACAGGGCTTGTAAGTGTTTTATTTGTTAGTGTTTGTGTACCGGTTAGTGTAGCAACGGTAGAGTCAATTGCAACAGTTACAGTATTTGCAGTTGCAGAAGTATCAATACCTGTGCCACCTGCGACTGTTAATGTTTCACTGTCTAGATCTATTGCAATAGTACCACTGTCTGAAGTTAAGTCAAGGTCTTGTGCTGTGACTTGTGCATCGACATAAGCCTTGACAGATTGTTGAGTTGGTACAAGCGTTGCACTGTTTGAGACCATATCGTCTTCATCTGCAAAGGCTGTTATTGTTATGGTGCCATCACTAAGTGAGCCATAAGTAATGGTGCCAGTAGTAGTAATTGCAGAGCCACCGTTATCAATATCTCCAAATCCTGATGTAATCGAACCAGCACCTAAAGCTCCTACAGTTGTAACACTTGCAAGAGTATCTAAAACGTTTTCAAAGTAGACTTCAAAATCTGTAAGTGCAACATGCTTCATTATACCGTTATCGTTTACAATAACTCTGTCAGCATCTGCTAAAGTTGTTGCAGTAGCTGCGGTATCACCGTCAAGAATATTAATTTCAGTAGTTGTGACCGTAGCTCCGTCAAGTAAATTAAGTTCTGAAGCTGTTGAAGTGATAGAAGTTCCATTGAATATAATAGCATCAATATATGCTGTACCATCAATGTAAGCATCTTTCCAGCGTTTTGCAGTTGTACCAATGTCATAAGTATCATCTGTATTTGGTACAATATTAGAATCAATCTCAGCAGCTAGGTTAATGCTGTCTGTATCTGCATCACCAAATGTAAGATTACCTGAAATCGTTGCGTTACCTGTAACTGTTAAGTTACCTCCAACAGATAAATCATTACTAGCAGTAACATTACCTGTGAGAGTTGAAGTTCCAGTGACTGCAAGTGTAGAACTTAATGTCGTAGCACCAGTAACTCCAAGTGTACCTCCTACAGTTGTATTACCTGTAACTGCTAATGTTGAACTAAGGGTAGCTGCACCAGTAACTGCTAGTGTGCTTGATAGTGTTGTAGCACCGGTAACGCCTAGAGTTGTACCAACGGTTGCAGCTTCATCAACGGTAAGAGTATCTATTGTAGCTGTACCATCTAGGTAAAGATTTTTAAACTCAAGAGAGCTTGTACCTAAGTCAATGTCGTTATCAGTAACAGGAATAATTGCACCATCAGCAATGTATAACTGTTGTGTAGATACAGTTGATACATCAACCCAAAATTCAATATAGTTATTCGTAGTATCTATTAGTACTCTATTAACAGGTGTATTCCCTGAGTCACCTATTTGGTCAATAACTGGACCTTCTCCAGCTGTACCGTCATGTTTGTGACCTGTCGTAGCACTAAAAGCGTTTACAAGCTGATTAAATTCATTATTGAATAAAGCAGCTGTAATTGTATCTCCGTCTGCAAATGTACTTTGTCTTGTATAACTTGCCATTTATTTTATCTCCTACCTGATGGAATATAGTCTATGTATAATCCATTTATTGTATAAGGTGCGTTTGAATCCTCACTGTTTATATTAAAAAAATTACTGTGTCCACTGCCTTGTATCGCTTGACGTACAAAAGGCTGTTCTGTTGCTCCAAAAATTGCTGTACCAAATAAAGCTTCACCAAAAACCGCTGGAGCTGGAACATTACTTAATGTGTATGTTTCCGGTTGTGGAATAGTATTACTGTCGTAATCGTATCTTACTTTTAAACTTGGCTGTACCGAACCTTCTGGTCCAATAGAAATCTTTACAAAATGTAAAGTTTTTAATGTTCCTAAATCTCCATAATCAATATCTGGAGTTTGATACTCAGCAGCAATAGCTGTTCCATCAAAATCGTTACCAGCATCGTGAACATAAATATTACCACTATTATCTCCGTGATAATATTTTTCAATACCTACATCATTAAATCCAGATGTTATAGCTGCTGCTTGTATACCTAATGTTTCAGACCATTGAAAACCGTTTGGTCTTATAACTCCTATAACACCTTTTGAAGATGCTGCTGGGTCAGTAGATTTACTATAAAATAATCTGTACTGAGATTTTTCTCTAATGACTACACTAGAAATTGTATAATCAGAAACAGTATTAGCTATATTTTTAATAGTAGTTTGTATTTGTTTACTAACTGTACTAAGCTCTACGTCACCAATTCTTGACGTACCTGCAACTGTTCTAAAACCGTCTGGTGCTAAAAATAACAAATCACCAGCTATTTCTTGGATGCTTTGTCCATTTAAACAACCTACATTAGTTGTTATCGGAACAACCGCAATATTTGCACTATCATTTATATTAATTAATTTATGTATACTATTTTTACAAAAAACAATTAAATCTTCTCTAAAACTGTGTAATCCTACAATTTGGTCAGATAATACTATATTACCTGCTCCTGCACCAGTAAAGTTATCGGGGTCATTATCAACACTATAATAGATAGTATTTGGAGCTGTTGAGCCTCCATCCACAATAAAGTGGTGGTCGTGGATTACTCCATTTGTTGGACCTACGCTTCCTGATACTGTTATTTCCGAAGTAAAAAATGTTCGAGTAGTTAAAGCTCCTGTACCTTCCATTCTAAATGAAAAAGGTTGGTTCACTCCATCACAAATTAAAACTTCTCCATAATCAAAATTACCTTCGTAAAGAGCGAAAGTACACTGACCTTGATTTGTTCTTGTAGTAGCTGCTTTACCTGTAAAGGTTGTATAGTTATCACCCCCTGTAGCAGATAATTTATTTATTTGTAACCAGCTAGTTCCGTCTTCACTGAAAAATATATCAGTTCCAGAACAAACTATAACTCCATCACCGTATACAAAAATACCTAATACTTTTTCAGTTGTATTTGGTTTTACTGCACTAGTTCCACCAAACTTTGTAAACCCATTAATTCTTCTGTATCCACCAGAAATATTAACTTCAAAGTTTCTTAACTTTGTCGCAAATCCCGGAGTCTTTAATAATTCTAAAGAGTTAGAAGTATTTATTAAACCTCCATCGCAAGATATGGTATAAGGTTGTGAACGTGCCATAAATTAAAAATAAACTCTATCGTCTGTCATGCTTCGTGGTGTTGGATTGACAAGATTTGATTTCATATGTCGCATTGACTTCTTGTGGTCTTCCAAAGCAAAAGCAGCTTGTTGTGGGCTTTCTTTAAACTGCCACACATAGTAACGCACTTTTGAAGTTATAACGTTACTGTATTGTTCGGGGAATACTATTTCATCATCATATGCACTAAGCTTTGTTGGCTTTGTAAACGCATAAAAATGTACGTTGTATTCTTTGTCAGGAATTGGACTCAATCCAAACTTCCTATTATCGGGAGACTTTATAACATATCTTGGTTCACCATATGCTTGAGTGTCTGCATCGTCAGCATTTTCACCATCTCTGTAATATCTTCTCCAATCTTCTAAGTTTAAAAATCTTAAACCTTTAGATACATACGGAGCTGATTCGCCACTCACATTTATAGTAGTAATATAAAAATCATCCCAGTCTACGGAAGCATAGTCATCTTTAATACTAGAGCTTCCTGTTTTCAATAGATACCATCTGGTACCTGCTGTTGTGGCTACTGTAACATTACCATAAAAAGGGTCAGTAGAACCGCTTAATCCTGCTGAGAAAAATGGTAACTGTGGTTCCTCGTTTGCAATATCAAAGATAGCTTTATTAACTGCATCTTTAACAAACTTTTGAAGACCTATAGCATCTGTAAAGTTACCAGCTGTCAGTGCCACTTCGTTAAGTTCTCTTAAAACTTCGTTAGTTAAATCAAGATATGTTGTAGCCATTACTGTCTTTTCCTAGCTTTTTGTTTTGCCTTTTCACCTAATTCTTTCATGTGATATAAAGGCTTACTTGTTTTTGTGTGAGTCTTATTGGTATGTAATTTACCATTTGGCATTTTGTGATAAGAACCTGTCCATTTGGTTCCATCTTTTAAATAATGGTTGACTCCTTTTGCCATTACTTTTCGCCTTTAATCTTCATGGTGTTGTAAGACTTGTCAATATCTTTTAAAGAGTTGTGATGTACTACACCACCTTTAGCCATACCTTCACGCTTCATCTTAGCGTATCTAGATACTTTACCGCCTTTGTAAAATCCTTTAGCAACTTTATCCATTCTTTTAGTTACTTTCTTATCCACACCAGCAGCTTTTAAAATACCGGAAGCAGCTTTTACAGCCATTCTTTGTTTAGCTGTTGCTGCGTTTGCTAAACCTTTTGCAATTCCTTTTGCAGCTCCTTTCATACTCATGTTATTCTCCTTTAAATTTTAAAAAGTGGAGGGTCCGAAGACCCCCCGAATTGATATTAGTCAATTGTGTAGAAAGCTGATACTAAAGCTTCGTCTCTTAGGACTTTAGCTCCATATACATGCAATCCTCTAACGATATCACCGAAAGAACTTGGGTCTCTTAGGACTTCAGTTGAGATGATAGTTTGAGCAGTAGCAGTAGATGAAATGTGTCCTGCTAGACATTTGCCAGTAGCAGTTGAAGTTGCAGCGATGTTATTTGATTTGTACATGCTGAAACCTCTTAGTTTTCCACTTGATACTAATCCATTTCTGATAGAACCTTGACCAGCGTTAAAGTCTACAGAAAGAAGCTTAGAACCAGACTGTGACAACTCTTCATAGAATGAAGGAGGAGCTACAAACCATCTTCCTTCTTCAGGGATGTTTTGCTCGTCTAGTAACTTAGCCATTCTTGCCATAAGGTCAAGAGCATCAACACCAGTTCCGTCAGAACCTAAAAGGTCGACAGAAGCAGTTGTCTCAGCTACACCACCAGTACCAGCAGCAGCATCAGCACCGATGACATGGTCAGGTGCAGAAGATGATACTCCTGAGAACATAGAAGCGATAACGCTTGAGTCAAATGAATCTCTCAAAGCGTAAGCAGCTGAAGAAGTAGCAACTTCTTTGAAGTTAACATGTGACATGTTGCTTTCGATATCATCTACGATGAATTTAAAAGCTTTAGCACTGTCAACAACAAGAGATACTTCTTGGTCAGTTAGCTTAGTTTGAGTTGTATCTGAACCTCTTGTGTAGTCATACACAGAGATTACAGGTTCTTTAATAATCTTTACTGAGTCTCCGTAAGCAGAAATCTCACCAGAATAATCGGTGTTAGTAATAGCTTCAACTACCGATGCCTTTCTAAAGAAGTTTAGAACCTTTTTAGAGTAGATGGATGGTAGGAAGAAACTATTAGCCTGTCCACTTACAGAGTTAGCAAAGTTTGCATTAGTATCTGGACTTGGTTCAAAATATTGTGCCATGATATTACTCCGTTTTTTTAGTTAATAGTTTATTTTGTGATTCTGCCTTCAACCATTGCTCGACTTATTTCCTCTTCGTACTTATCGAACTCATCGATTGACATAGCAGCAATCTCCCTTTCAGTCCAAACTTTCTCCTGCTTTGGTTCCACCGCAGTTGTCTTTGTTGAAACCATGTCAGCAGCAGACTTTTTAGACTGCTTTGAATCTGACTTCTTAGGTGCAACGTCAATACCAACATCACGTTTAAATAAATCTAAAGCTCTTGAAGCTAGGTCAGCATCGTCAGCGTTTTTGTATACCCAATCTTGGATAGCCTGTGGCTGCTCTTTTGCCCAGCTGTGGAAGTCGTCACTGTTTCTGATATCATCAAAATCAGGATGTCTATCCATCAATCGCTTTTCAGCATCTTTACGGATTATCTCTTGTTCACGTTGTTGTAAAGCTTGTAATCTATCTTCTAAAACTTTGGATTTCTCCTCACTTTGAAGATGTGCTACGGTTTCTACAACTTCGTATACATCCGGATACTCCTTCTTAAATTGTTCAAGTTCTTCGGGAGACTTAGGAGCTTTGTACTCTTGTCTGTTTTTAGCAGCTTCTTCAAGTAACTCCTGCTCACGAGCTTTGAACTCATTAAGTTTTCTATCGTAATGAGACTTTAAATCATCGTATCGCTTTTTGTAGTCAGGTCGCTTATACGGTTCATCTTTTGATGATTCGTTTGCTTCTTGACTTGGATTTTCTAAATCCTTCGGGTCTATTTTTGATTTCTTACTCTGATTAGTTGTCGGAGTTTTTCTTTCAAAAAAGAGTCCATCATCAGCGGATACAAATTCCGGCTCATCCACATTATGCCACGATTTATTCATATTGTAAGGATTGGCATTATCCTCTTGTTGTACTTCAGTAGTCATATTCTATTTCTCCTACTCAGGGCTTTATCTTGACAAGGTAGCTGCGATGTGCACTTGCAGGGCTTGTTCTTGTAAAGGTAGCCTTTCAGTTATTATAATGATAAGGTGCCTATGACGTCTTGGGTAGCCTTATCGCCTATCTAATGGGAATTTGATTATAAATCATTCCACGCTTAATAGCATCGTCAGTATTATCTAATTCATCCTTTGCTATAGCGTAGGGATTCATTTCATCTTCTGGCTTGGTATTCCTAGCCATTAGACCTCCCATTTGCATTTCTTGTCTTTCATCTGCTTTCATTTCTGCATCTTTCATCATTGCCATTAAATTATCAGCTCCGATTTCTTCTACAGCTTTAGCAGTGAAGACAAATTCTCCGTCAGACAACCGTGCAGGTATGCTGTCAGAGACTCCTGTTCCCGGTCCTTCAACAGGACCAGAACCAGCAAATTCTGATGCGACTTCTATAACTTTATCAAATAGCATAGAAAGTTCGTCATCTTGTTCTAGTTTGGACATAAGCATATCTTCTTCTTCTTCGCTTAATGCCTCATTAATTATAAAATCTAAATAGTTATCTTCCATTTCAGAATCAGACTCCATAGGAGTTTCAGACTCCATTTCCATTTCTGATTCCATCTCGGTTTCTGGAAGTTCTTCTTGTGGACCCATAAGCATTGACATTTGATTTTCTACATCACCGCCTTCTTCGTAACCCATACGCTCTACAACGTCAGGTGCCACTTTACGTAGTGCTTCTATTCCCGGTCCACCGTCTTTCATTCCACCACGTTCTGATAATTTGTTCTGTAGTAAAATACGTTGTTCGTCTAATGCATTAATTTCTTCGTTAAGTGAATCTGCAAGTTCTTGATTCTTATTCTTAACCGCATCATTATATTCTCTTTGCTTGGCTTCAACAGCAGCTGTCATTCCAGATAATAAAATAGCAGGGTTTTCGTTCATACCTTTTAAAGTTTCTTGAGTTAAAACTCCACCCTCTTCAAAACCGTATCTGTCTTTATCGTTTGTTAACATCATTATTCTTCTTCCTTTCTTGTCAAAGCCTCTTTAACTTTATCCGGCAACTGCTCTAGGCGTACCAGAGAATTCACTTTCCCCTGCAACCGGAACATTTCCGATTCCGATGTTGCCACCGCCAGTGCCTGTAGGTCCAAGTTCTTGAGGTGTAGCAGGTACTCCTGCAAGGCTTCCCATAGCTCCTTGTTCCCCACCAGCAGGTTGAGTCTCTTCGCCATTTGTTTGTCCAACATTTTGCATTCCTATAATTTGTGCCATCATTGCAGCTTCTTCAGGATCGTTGAGTATTTCATCAGGGTCTAAATCCAAGCTGTAGGCAAGTTCACTAACGAGTTTAGAAATCTTAACAAACGGTGCAATAGCTGGACTTTGTGCAGTTTGTAAGAACATAGTAAGTCTTTGTGATCTTACTTCTTTCTGCATTAAGCTATTAGTACCTGTAGCTCTAACTTCTAAATCGCCTTTTACATCTAGAGAGCCTTCAAAGAACTGCATGTTCCATTGAAAGAAAGCTTCTCCCATTGGTCTCAGTAAAAAGTCGTCAAGGTTTTTGACAACTGTTTTAATGTTAAGACTAGATGCTCCAAGTAACATAGACATGCCCGAAGCAGTCCTTGTCATACTTTGAACACCAGTCTGACCGTGTGAATAGGATGGTATGCCGGTTTGTTCGTCTGCAAGTTGTCTAAACTTGTCAAACATCATCATATTCTCAGGTGCAGTGTTTGGAAACTTTAACCCGTGTATAGCTTGTCCGGGCATACCAGCTTGTCTTCTAAAGATTTTGCCGGGATAGATTTCCATTGACTGTCCACCTACTAACGCTGATTCATCTACGTCAAAGACTAGCGAACCAGCCATAGCTAGATTATCAATTGCCATTCTTGCATGACCATTCATAATCTGCTGTGAATCGTCCATATTTTCAGCTACTCCAATACCGAAGAAGTTGTATGGATTCTTCTCGTATGGAAAAGCGTGGTAAGGTATTCTGTACGGTGTAAATGGATTAACTACTGCTCTGAGTAATTGATTACCACATACCCATGCATTGATTTGTACTTCATCTAAATCATCAATGCTTTCATCTAACTCAATACCTACTTCTCTTGCGTATTCAGCATCCATGATACCCCAATACTCAAGAACTTCAAAGTGACTATCGTAAACATCGTCTGTTCTTGCATCGTCTTTTAGCTGTGATTCATAATCTTTTTCAGCGTAATTAGGACCGTCCATTAAACAAGTTCTGATAGCATCCTCATCAAAGTAAGGCATGTTACGCAACTGTCTAAGTTGGCTTTTGTTCATTTTATGACGATGAACTACGTATTCACATTCTTCAATGTTCGTTGCTGATGGGTCTGGATAGAAATCCCAACAGCTTACAAATTCTATTCGTGGTACTCTAACTTCAAGCGGATTATAATTTCTATTACCGTCTTCGTCTGTATCCCACTTGTTAAGTTTTTTGTTAAAGTTAAAAGGACCTTTGACAATCCCTGTACCAAGTAACGCTGATTCTAATAATGCGTTACGTATTTCTGAAGACCCGTGTGACTCTTCTATTTGGTCATGGATAAGTTTTTCCATTCTTCTTGCAGCACGTTGAGCTGGAGAAAGGTCAAACTTTTGTGGGTCAGGACTGAAGCCTTCTTGTAGCATTCCTGCTGCTTCAGCTTTTTGTTCTAATGATTCTTCAAACAATCCTCTGTTAAAGGTTGCACCGGGTTTTAAAACTCTACCGTCACCTTCGTAACCAACATCGTAAGGATTGTCAATTCTGTTTCCAATATCGTCTGGGATTTCTTGTTCACCCGGACTTTCAATACCTAGACCACCTTGGTCAAGATGAGCTTGTCCTAACTCACCTTCAGGTATTTTGGTTTCTTCAATACCTATTGGAAACTTACCGGTACCAAAGATTACATCGACTAATTGTCCAAAGGCAGCAAGAACTTTTGTTTTTGTAATCTTTACAAAGATTCTAGACTTTTCAGAATCTCTAAACTTAATGGATTTACTATATAACCCTCTGTAGTTTTCGTAAGCACGTAACCAACGTCTTTCGTCCATATCACGAGCTGTCTCAGCATTAGCAAATCTACCTCTGATAATACCAACAAGATTTTCTCGTTGATTCAGTTCTAGTGCTAAGTTTTTTCCAGCTTCACCTTCTACTTCTTGGTAGAGATTGTCGGCTGTTAAAAATGTATTCTCGTTATCTGCCATTCGTTCCTAGTATCCAAATGTAGAATCTGATGGAGAGTATATCTCCCTTTTCAAATTCCTCATACGCTCTAATGGGCTTTCCATTCTTGGTCTGCTCATTATCATATATCTCAACGCATCGTATGCGTGGTCTGAAGCATGGGTATCCACGTCTTCAGGGTTGGTCTTGGATAATGGTATACTCTGGAGTTCTCGTATTAGATTAGGGCAAGTATTAAATATTTGCAGCTTTGGTCTACCATTCTCTCTGACCTTTAGGAACTCGTGTATTTGAATTTTACCCTGTATACGATTCTTGTCTGCTCGTCTGAGCTTATGACCGGAACGAATCAAAGCTTCTCCAACAGTTGGACCGGTTGTACCGGTTTTAGCCCAAGCTGCTGTATCTAATACACCGGGAACCGAAAACGGGTCCTCTAGCTCCATATCTCCTATTATAGCACCTAATTCTTCACCTGTCAAGCCTTTTTTGTATAATTCTCGATAAATTATCAAAGTTCCGTCATTTATATCGATAGTTCCCCATAAACAACAGCTTTCTGAAGCATATCCATAGTCGATTCCTTTTACTCTCTCCCACGGTAAAGGTATCTGAAATGGAGTGATTACGTGCATATGTGGGTCAAATTCTACAAAGGCTGCACCTTCTGCAACATCCCAGTTACCTTCAAGCAACTGTCTACGTTGAATCGGTGGTAAAGATTTAAGCATTTGCTCGTAAACCCCATCCTCTGCGAGGTATGGGTTGTCTGCTAACTTAGCCGGTATAAATTTACGAGTAAGTCCATCTTTACCAAGAAACGATTTGTTCTCTTCGCTTGGTTGAATGTAACGTTGTTTTACCCAATGTGCACCAACACCACCGGGGTTAGCGGTACAGCGAAGGTAAGTTTGGATTTCTGGATTGGTGGTTCTCAGACGTGATGCTAAATAGTTCCATGCAAATTCTGTGGGTAGGTGAGTGATTTCATCAAATCCTATCCAACTATACGCTTGTCCTTGATAACGATACACGTCTGCGTCTCTTTCTAAAAACCCAAACTCAACCTTGGCACCGGATGGAAAGTTCCAAAGCTTTTCAACTTCACGGAACTTAGCACCGGGAAACGCTTGTGGGTATAGCTCACGAGACTTGTCAATCATCTCACGTAACTCTGGCATAGACCTACGTAAGATTAATGCACGATGTTCTTTTATGTGACAATATCTTAATGGGTCAACAATCATTGCAAACGATTTACCACCACCCGCAGCACCACCGTAGAGAACATCTTTCTCTCCGGCTGCTAAGAATTCTGTTTGTGGACCTTCGTTAGGATGGAATAAAACTTTACGATCTTTTAAATCTTCACGTACAGCTTTTGGAAGGTTGTCAAGTTCATCGGTTGTGACAGGACCTTCTTCTTTCTTGTCAAGTTTTTGAAGTGTTTCTTTTTGTTTTTTAAAAGATTTTCTAGCGTTGTTGAGTTTTTCCTCAAGCTTTTTGATGTTGCGTTGTTTACGCCCTATAGTAGCCCGAGCAGCTTTGACAGCTTTCTCGGTTGTGGTGACTGGTCTACCTGCTTTCTTTTTAGGAGTTCCGTCTTTCTTTAAGACGAAGTTACCTTCATCATCTTGCAAGTAGAGATGAGGATTGATTTCCCAGTCTCTCGTCTCGTGTTCCATATTTCTTATCTATGTGTTTTTTTAAACCGGGTACAGAGATACGTCTTTCTGTTTTGTATTCTAACCAATCACATGCAGCTTGAAGCGAGATACCCTCATCTACTATCATAGCTTCTGCAATTTCTAACGCTGCAATTTGTTCAGGGATGGGTTTGAGAAACGTATCGTATTCATTACTTAACTCATAACCAAAAGGTATGGTTGAGGTAACTCTTTTAATATATCCGTCAGGTAATAGTGTCATCGATACTTAGCTGTTTTCTTTGCTATTTTTTTAGGTTGCTTGACAAACTGTCTACCACGCTTGGTGCCTTCACGTTTAGCTTTGGTAGTAGCTGCGTATTCAGATGAACTTAAAGCTTTGATAGCTTTTTCAGGTAGGTAACGTTCTCCAGTTTCACCAGATGGTTTACCGGATTTAGTTCTCCATTTTTGTTTAGTCCAAGCTCTAAGACTTCTTTGACTTTTTGCTAGTGCCATTTTTCCACGTTAAACATTTTTTTAAAAGTTTTTGATAAGCTTTCTTTGCTTTATCCATTATATCGTTTAATCCAAAAAACATTATTTATACCCTCCTCCGGCTGCTTTGTATTCTTTTGCTAAAAGCTGGGCTTTTCGAGCAGACCATTGACCGGGTTTACCACCACGAGAACCAGCCTTAATCTTTTCGAAAAGCCTCTTACGCATACTCGGCT